GACCGGCTACGAGCGGCACAATTCCCATATTGCGTACTTTTTAGGAGGAAACATTATGTGGATCAAGAAAAATAATCTTTTGGTTAACCTTGAAAAATTTGATGCACTCTATCAGGACACATTACATCCTGAAAATCTTGTGATTATGACCGATAGGAAAAAAAGAACTCTTGCCAAAATAGATGATGTCCCAAGGGTTCTTGATGAAATAACTGAAGCTATGAAAAATGGTGAAAGTGTGTATGTACTCCCATGCTAGAAAAAATCATTGAAGAAAAACTCAAAAAGGCAGTAAAGCAAAATGGCGGTGTGTGCTGGAAATTCACGTCTCCCGGAACGGCAGGAGTTCCAGACCGCATTGTATTGATGCCTGGCGGCAGGATCGCTTTTGTGGAAGTGAAAGCACCCGGAGAGAAACCCAGACCGCTTCAACTTTCCCGGCATAAACTTCTGAGGCGATTGGGTTTTCTGGTTTATGTCTTGGATGCTTGTGAGGGCATCGAAAAAATCATCTCGGAGGTGAAAAGCGATGGAACTACATGATTATCAGAAATATGCTGTTCGCTTTATCGAAGAACATCCAATTGCAGCACTTTTTCTGGACATGGGACTTGGTAAGACGATTACAACACTGACCGCAATCCACAATTTGATGTTTGATTTGTTTGTGGTTAGAAAGGTTCTGATTATTGCACCGCTGCGAGTTGCACGGGATACCTGGTCTGCTGAAATCGAAAAGTGGGAGCACTTAAAACCGCTACGATACAGCGTTGCAGTCGGAACGGCAGAAGAACGCATTGCAGCTTTGAAGGCAGATGCCGACATCTACATCATCAATCGTGAAAATGTGGACTGGCTTGTCAGCAATACCGCCTTTGACTATGACATGGTTGTGATTGATGAACTGTCCAGTTTCAAGAACCACCAAAGCAAACGCTTCAAGGCACTGATGAAAGTTCGACCGAACGTGAAAAGAATCGTAGGTTTGACAGGCACTCCTGCCAGTAATGGTTTTATGGATTTATGGGCGGAATTTCGTCTGCTGGATATGGGGCAGCGGCTCGGCAGATTCATCGGGCAGTACCGGAACGCCTACTTCAAGCCCGATAAGCAGAACGGCTATATCGTGTACTCCTACAAGCCCCTTCCCGATGCAGAAGAAAGAATATACGAGAAAATATCGGACATCACCGTTTCGATGAAAGCCATCGACCACTTGCACATGCCGGAATTACTTTCCAACGAATATCCCGTGCAGCTGTCCGACACGGAGCAAGAAACCTACAAGCAGTTCAAGTCCGAATTGATTCTGGAGATGCAGGACACTGAGATTACCGCTGCCAACGCTGCAAGTCTATCCAACAAACTTTCCCAGCTGGCGAATGGAGCAGTGTATGACGACACCGGAGCGGTGATTCCCATCCACAGCCGAAAGCTGGACGCACTGGAGGACTTGATAGAGGCAGCCAACGGCAAACCCGTTCTGGTGGCGTATTGGTTCAAGCATGATTTGAAGCGGATTCAAGAGCGACTGCGAAAGCTGAATGTTTCCTATCAGGAAATCCAATCCTCTGACAGTATTCGGAACTGGAATGCTAGAAGGCTGCAAGTTGGTCTGCTGCACCCAGCCGCTGCTGGTCATGGCTTGAACTTGCAGGCAGGCGGCAATGTGTTGGTGTGGTTTGGACTGACCTGGAGTCTGGAGCTCTACCAGCAGACCAACGCCAGACTGTGGCGGCAGGGGCAGCAATCGGAAACGGTTGTCATTCAGCATCTCATCACCAAGGGTACGATTGACGAACGTATCTTGAAAGCCCTGACTCGAAAGGAACAAACCCAGACCGCTTTGATGCAGGCAGTCAAAGCAGAACTTGGAGGTAGCAGATGAATATCATTTGGCAGTACTTAGACAAACGGAGTGCCGCTGTAAACGCACTGAAGGATTACAGCAGCATGGCTTACATCCTTGCACACACAGACGAAGAAATCGCACAGGTGCATGAAGACACCACAACCCTTGGCAGTCCGGCATTTACAGATATGCCGGGCGGCAGTCCGAACCCGCAGTCCGGCGAAATGCGAATTATCACTGCCATTGACGAAATCGATGTGCTGCGGGAACGGTATCGTCAGGCAAAGGAATACATGGAATGGTTTCAGCCTGCATGGGACAGTCTGTCGGAGGATGAACGGTATGTGCTGGAACAGTTCTATTGGCGGGAAGATCAAAACATTTATACCATTTGCGAGCACTTCGGTATTGAGCGTTCTTCTGCATACAACAAAAAGAATCGTGCCGTACAACACTTGACGTTGCTTCTCTATGGTAAGGCATGAGTAAAATTGAGGATGACTTTTGCAAAAAGGTGTGATATAATAATATCATAGAAAACTGACCGAAAGCCCTGTGGTGTTCCACATGGGCTTTCGTTGTATCCGGAGGTGAACCTTATGCCGAGGAAGGCACTGAAACCATGTAAGCACCCCGGCTGTCCCAATCTGACAGACGGTTTGTATTGTGCGGAGCATCAGTTCCTGCATCCAGACCGACCGTCTGCCGCCAAGCGTGGATACGGCAGCAGGTGGCAGAGACTCAGCAAGGCGTACCTCCGCAGGCATCCCTTGTGTGTGCGTTGCAAGGCACAGGGACGGTTCACGGCATCGACCGTGGTCGACCATATCATTCCTCACCGTGGTGATCCGCATCTGATGTGGGATGAAAGCAACTGGCAGGCGTTATGCAAGTCCTGCCATGACCACAAGACATGGACGGAAGACCGAAATCCTGTCTATCGGTATTGATTGTGTCTGAAATGCTGTCGGTGGGGGGATAAAAATCGCTAATTGTGAATTTTTTACAGACCGGCGTTCCCTCTCACACACAAAAACCAAGGTTCAAACGGGGGATTAACCCCGAAAATATGCAAACAAGCCGAAACCTACGCAGTTTCGGCTATTTTTCTCTCAAAAAGGAAGGTGAAATCAGATGGCAAAGGACGGTACAAGAAGAGGCGGCAGACGAGTTCGTGCAGGCGATAAGCCGAAAGCCCTCTCCGACAAAATCGCAGAGGGTAAGGATGCAGATATTATGGAGTTTCATGCTCCGGAATTGGATGCAGCTGATCTGGACGATGCCGCTGATTTGACCGGTGCGGATATGCCAAGCCCCAGTGCATACTTGTCTGCCCAGCAGAAGAACGGAAAACCGCTGGGAGCAGACATTGTGTACAAAGAAACGTGGCTTTGGCTGAAACAGCGTGGCTGTGAAAAGCACGTCAACAAACGGTTGCTGGAAAGCTATTCGCAGGCATTTGCCCGATTTGTACAGTGTGAAGAAGCCCTCAGTACCTATGGACTGCTGGGAAAGCACCCGACCACGGGCGGCGTTATCGCCTCTCCGTTTGTGCAGATGAGCCAGACATTTCAGAAACAGGCAAACTTGCTCTGGTATGAGATTTTCGATATTGTGAAACAGAACTGTACGACCAAATTTGACGGTACGCCACAGGATGATTTGATGGAACAGCTTCTGAGCAGCAGAAAGTGAGAAATACATGAAAGCAGATACTCAGTTCTGGCGAGATCTGAAAGCCAATCGCCAGAAGATGACCAAACAGCAATACAGAACCATTAAGGGACAGGCAGTCAGCGGAAAAGTGCTGGATGCCAGAAAAGGTTTACAGAAAGTTTTGAAGCGGAGGAATGGAGCATGACCACAACCAAAGAATTTCAGCTTGTTGACATCAACAAGTTAGTGCCTTATGCCAACAACGCCAGAACGCACAACAAGGAACAGATCCTGAAGCTTCGCTCTTCTCTGCGTGAGTTTGGATTTGTCAATCCCGTCATTATCGACAAGGCATATAACGTCCTCGCCGGTCACGGCAGAATTGAAGCCGCAAAAGAAGAAGGTATTGCAGAAGTACCCTGTGTGTATGCCGACCATCTGACCGAAGCACAGAAGAAAGCGTATATTCTTGCTGACAACCGGATGGCATTGGATGCAGGCTGGGACGAAGAACTGCTGTCCGTTGAAATGCAGGAACTGCAGGAGCTCGGATTCGACCTTGGGTTGACTGGTTTCGATGAATCTGAAATCGCTGACCTTTTCGACATTAACAGTGATGAAGCAAAACAGGATGATTTTGATGTAAATGCAGAACTGGAAAAGCCCTGCAAATCCAAAACAGGTGACATCTGGCATCTTGGAAAGCATACTGTTATCTGCGGTGATTCCACTTTGCCGGAAACCTATACAGCACTTCTTGGAGACACAAAAGTAAATCTTGTTTGCACAGACCCGCCGTATCTTGTCAATCTGGAAAGCACGTCAGGCAAAATCAAAAATGATGACCTTGATGATGAAAAAGGATATGCGTTTCTGAAATCTGCATTTGAGAGAT